TTCAGACAAACCCAGGAGGTGCACAAGTGGCCATAACAGGCCAGACAATTCAATGGGTCGTTATAGGACAACACAATTAATATCAGCACCACTTAATGGAATATAAATTTTATACACACCCAGTCAGCTTTTGTATAATAAAGAATTTTTATTCAAAAGATGAAATTGAAGATATTCACGAAGAGCTCGCAAGTCTCAAAACAAAATTTATAACAGGCGAACAGACCGGGACCGCTCGAAATGTCGTTGGAAAATCAAAAAAAGACAATCACGGTCTGTTTCTCGAGGATTACGATAAAAGTGCAATTTTAAAACTAAATAGAAAAGTTTTTAGCCCAGAGGTGAAATATGAACTTGCAAAGGGACATTGGTTCTTCAAGTATCTTTCCAGGACCAACCACGATTCAACTCTCGTGAGTTACTACCAGCTAGGTGACTACTACAAATCCCATGAAGATGAATCATTTATGACTGCAATTTATTACACGTGGAAGGAGCCCAAAACGTTCGAGGGAGGTGACCTGTACTTTGGGGACTTCAAGGTTCCGGTCGAGAACAACTGTATGCTCGTCTTTCCTTCAAACACTGAACATAGGGTCAGCGAGGTCACCTCGGGTCTGGGCCGTTACGCCATCTCACAATTCATCTCGATGAACAAACCTTCGAACAAAATACCAATCGATAAATTCAACAACTTTCTGACAGTGCCAGATTTTAATAGAGTTTCTTCATTTTTGTCCGAAAATTCAAACTGGGCACTCACCGGAAAATCAAATGATACAACCCCAAAATTCTGGAATTTAAACTTAAATTCAGATACCTTTTTCACGGAATACCTCTTCAAGAAAATTTGTGAACTTTGTAAAGCAGATTTCAAACTCAAGAGAGTTTACGCCAATGGTCAGACGTTTGGCCAGGATGGCGCGTTTCACCAAGATGACACCGAACCGAACACATTTACATTTTTAATGTATCTGAACTCAATTAATGACGAGCATCTCGAGCGTTGGGGGGGTGAGACCCAGTTCAAGAGCGACGAAGGATTCCTGTCATTTGTTCCAGTGACAAACTCTGCTCTCTTGTTCGATTCCCGTCTTTGGCACAGGGGGATGGGTCCAAATCGTCACGTGGATGAAATGCGCGTCACAGTCGCATGGAAGCTCACCCTTTAAAAGAATAATTCGTTCATACATTATGGTAAAGTTGGGATGGTCTGACAATTTTGATCTAAAATTCAAAAAATCTTGGGGAGACTACCCAAATCTTGAATCATGGGTCACACACCTGTATCAAGACAAGATGTTTCCCACGAGGGCCGAGTTCAACAAAGCCTATGATGAAAATGATCACAGGCTTCGGAGAGGTGGTCAGGAGGTGATCTTGACTCGAGAAGATCTTGCGCAATTTGAAAGTGAAATTGAAGATGGTGAGTTCGAAGAGGACTACACTGAACTCGTCGGTAAGATGAAAGCACTTTTCGAGTGTGAAAAAATTGTTTTCTTTTACTAAGGATGAAGCTTGTATTTGTATTTCTGCTCATGGCCATTCTTATCGTCCTACTGTACAAGCGTCAAAAGGTCGAGGTGAAATGTCCGGCCGGGTATTCCTATGCTCCTTGGGCAGCCTCAGGCTCTGCATGTGTTCCAATAGGTGTCCCCTCTTCAAGCGCAGGGGTCTCCTTCGATGCGACGCGACCCGTGCCATACGACACTCCGATGTTTCCCGCAAATCGTCCAAGCGATGAGTACTATAACAAAAATCTATAGTACTATTAATGAAGACTATTGTGATAATTATCATGTTCCTGTTCTTGATGTGGGTTCTCATGCGTCCAGGTGCTATGCGTCGTTCTGGGCAGTTTATGTCAATGTGCCCCCCAGGATATATGCCGACTGGCAGCGGGTGCGTTACGACCGGTGAAACTATTGGGAGCTCCTAGAGGAACACTGCGCCTGCAGGTTTGAAAACTCAGAGGATAACTGCAGATGCCATGGATACAATACAAATATCTGAAAACAAAGTGCGAAAACGCCTATACACGTACTCACGACCGGGATCCATTTGAGTGGATTACGGTCGGAAGGTCTTCCGACGAGTTGCTGTGATTCAGTGTCCATATATATTATAAAAATATTTTATGAGATGTGTAGATACTTCATGGCATGTAGACAATCTTTCTGGCGCTTCAATATATTTTGGATCAAAATTAGTATCTCAGAGTCAAAGGGTAAAGGCATAACATAGCAAGCGCCTTCATCCGAACAGTCGAGCATTGTCATCACCATCTTGATGGGTTTGCATGAATCTACAAAATCTTGATCTATATGGTGAACTTTTCCATCATTTGTCATAACGGTCGCCATAGTATGATAAATAATAAAGTCTCTAAACTGTTCATTTAAAAATTTATTTGGAGAATCAGGAACTGGTGTGCGTCCCGGTACTTGATATCGCGTTAGTTGACACGGCCCTCACATGTGTCCTTGCTTTAGCAATTCAGAAAATGTTTCACTTTCACAACTACTGGGAAGTTCTTTTATGGACATTTATTATCGGAGAGATTATGCATTGGCTTTTCTGTGTGAAATCTCGCGTGATTAAATTTCTTGATATCTAGTAATGAAACTGGTCAGAAAACGCAGCTAGCAAAGATGTGAGTTTAGATACAACCCAATCTCCCAGATTGAACCAACGGTCGGGCAAAATGTGGCAGGATCTTTCTCACCGAAATAGACTGGCTTCCAATTATTGAGCCACCGGGCCGTCCCTAGGTTCTTGAGAGAATCATCTACAAATACGTGATTTTCGCGAGTAGAAAAACGCCGGTACGCGTTCAGGTGGGGCTTGAGTGGGGAATATGGGTCTCCGCATACCACCTTGATATTATCACCGATAGCGCGGGCGACTGGAATAGCCCACTCGGCCGGGGAGTTTGTGAAAAGAGTCACCTTCCAGTTCTTGGTCCACTCATGAATCTCCTTCGCATCCTCCTGAAACTCGGACCCGTGTATGACATCTGTGAGGTGATCAAGTAACTTTTTATCATATACGAATGAATTAAAATCATGTGTATCTTGGCCGCAAGTGATTGCTAGCCCCTGGCCGGTATGTCCATGTGCGAGATATAAAGATCTATTTAAAAACACAGGTTCCTTGCACTCTGGAATCTTATGACGGACATATGAGGTACAGTTGTCCTGTACGTGTGCGAGAAGGAGGCGGTCTCGAACAATTACTCCATCAATGTCTAGAAGCAAACTCCTTGACATACTCAATTATCTAACCAAATAATGTCCCTTTTAAGTCCAATTTTCCAGCAATAATAAAAGCAATCAAAATTGCACTTGCTTTCATAATTTTCAGGGACTTCTCCATTCACAAGCTTTACAAACTGTATTCTCTTTCGTGGAATAATAATTTGAATAGGGTCATCTGTATTGGCGAAAAGAGTCCGCATGGTACTGGGTGCAAATTTTGGGACTCGGCATAATTAGCACAAAGGGTTTGCCGATTTCCACAAGGCGCTTGAGAACTGCAGGAACCATAGTGAATGGTGGGTTACTCACGATAATGTCACCCTTGTTGCACTGGAAAAAGTCCTCATCCTCGTGAATGACCTCGAAACCAATCTCTCTGAGAATTTGCCCAGAGCGCCCGTCGCCATAAAAGGGCTCCCAGATGACCTTGTTCTTTGGAATAAACTGTTTTACGGCTTCCCAAGCCGACTTTGGGGTCATATAATCATCGTGCTTCGTGAATGTCTTTGTGTGAAAACTCGCCATACTATTATTATGTTGCATAGTTTTAAATGGCAACGAGCAACGTGCAACTTCAGCAAATCACGAGTCAATTGACGAGTCTGGGGTTTAATACTATGAGAGGAGATGTAAATATACAAGCTAATTTGTTAAAGACCCAAATTCGTATCCAAGAGATGGCCCTTTGTGGAGCTGATAAATCAGATATTTACTTTTATTCAATGAATTTAGAGAAACTTCACAATCTCCAGAATCGTCTTAGCATGTTGAACTCTGATGAGGTGACTGAACTTTTGAAACAAAAAATAGAAATTCTGGAGCAACTCACGAGTTAAAGCCCAGAGACATATTTCAAGTACAATGGCACTCAATGTTACCAAGCTCGTTTCAACAGCAAACCTCCCAGTTCGCTCTTCGCCCGGAGCAGCTGGTTACGATCTATTCAGCGTTGATAACTATGTCGTGCTGCCGGGCCGCCGGGTGGTTGTATCGACGGGAATCTCAGTTCAACTCCCGCCAGGAAGTTATGGACGTATTGCGCCTCGCTCTGGACTCGCCGTAAAGCATGGTCTTGATACTCTGGCGGGCGTAATCGATCCTGATTATACGGGTGAGATCAAGGTCGTACTTCAGAACCTTGATCTTCAGCAGCCCTTTGTTATCCGCACTGGATATCGCATCGCTCAGCTCATTCTCGAGAATTTCACTGTTGCGGAGGTCGTAGAGGTGGATGCCCCACCTCCAGAAACAGAGAGGGGTGACGCAGGATTCGGTTCCACTGGCGTGTCTTACAAGGTTACGGGGGTTTAAAGATTAAAACTATTGAATAAGTATGAAGTTTTACGTTATTCATTATTCAAAAAATACAGATCGCCGCGCTCAACTTGAAAAACAGCTCAAAGACTTTGACATTGTCGATGTTGAGTGGATCACGGAGTATGATAAAGAAGACCCTATAATTGAGAAGATTAAGAAAATTACAAATTCACCATTGTCTCTAGCAATGATTTCTTGCAGCATGAAGCACTACATCGCAATGGAGAAAATGGTCAAAGAGGATATCCCAGAGGCTGTCATTCTTGAAGATGATGTTGTTTTTCTAGAAGAGTTCAGAAGTGCCCAAATGTATCACCCGTGCGGTCTTCTTCGGCTAGGTCCGGGTGTTGGTATTCTTGAAAAGAATCAGCCTCGACCTTCTTCAGAAAACATTTATGTAATCAATAATCCTGGTGGTTCGGAGGCAACTTGGATGAGTAAAGAGTTTGCCAAAGTTGCAGTTAATAACGCAAATTTTGATAACACTATAGATATCATCCAATGTGCAGTCCTTGGGCATTTTTTCAAGCAAAATATGCGGACAATGATTACATGCTATCAGACTTCCCTTCTTGTCCCGACAGAAAACCCAGAAACAGAGTCGTGGGGTGAGTTTTGCAAAAATTTCCTCAGCTACAAAAGGTGGACACTGGCAGACCTTAAGGATAAAACGCGTTAAATAAGAAATGATTCCCACAAACACATCTGTTTGTTTCCAAGCAGTCGCTTGGTCTGGACAAGACCAGGACGACCAATTTACGGTCCGTATTTTTGGTCGTTCTGAAGATGGTAAATCCGTGTCCCTTGGGACAAAGTTCAATCCTTTCTGTTTCATAAAAACAGATGTTTCAAAGGATGTGATAAAAGGCCTTTTTTGGCGCGGCCTCGTCTCGTGTCGAGTTCATGAGGGACGCGATCTCTGGGGCTTCCAGAACGGTGAGCTTTCGAGATTTGTTCGGGTCGAATTTAAAAGTCAAAAGGCTCTCAAGATCTGCGCGTGGTGCATCGAGAATCACAAGTTTCCAGAACTTTCAGGAGCTCGAGTCTATGAATCAAATATCGATCCGGTCCTTCGGTTTATGCACGTTTCTGGGATTTCGTCAACGGGATGGATTGACCCGGGCATATGTGAACGCGACGCGGAATCCACCTGCGAGGTGAATCTCTGGGCCCCGGACTGGCGTTACATCAAGCCCGTGGCGCGTGATGATCTCGCGCCTCTTCGAATCATGTCGTTTGACATCGAGTGTTATTCGTCGACCGGGGGCTTTCCAGATCCCAAAAATCCCAAGGATGTTGTCTTTCAGATTGGAATGACGACTCGCGAGTTTGGGCGCGAAGGCTTTTTGGACCGCAAGTGTCTGTGTCTCAAAGAGACGGCCGGGCACGAGAGTTTTGAAACAGAACGTGAACTCATTCAAGCGTTTCAAAAGTACCTCTTGAAGATTGATCCGGACATTATTACGGGCTGGAACATCTTTGGGTTCGACCTCGAATACTTACTTGTTCGCGCCACGATACACTGCGGGCTGGCTCCGGTGTGGGGGCGCGTGCACGGAGAAGTGATAGAGTTGATCGAAAAGAACCTGAGTTCGAGTGCTCTCGGCAACAATCAGCTCAAGATGGTCCCTATGAAAGGCCGGTACGTGTTCGACCTATTTCAAGATGTGAAGCGCGAACACAAGCTCGAGTCGTATTCACTGAACAATGTCTCCAAACACTTTTTGAAGGACCAGAAGCTAGATATGCCCCCAAAGGAATTATTTGCGAGATTTCGTGAAGGAAACCCCCAAAAGCTAGGAGAGGTCGCAGAGTACTGTATCAAGGATACCGAGTTGCCTCACGCCCTAATGGAGAAACTTTGCCAGATCCAAAACCAGGTCGAGATGGCCAAGGCGTGTTGGGTCCCTTTGGCCTACCTGAGTGAGCGCGGGCAGCAAATCAAGGTGTTCAGTCAAATGGCAAAAAAGGCCCGAGAGCTCAATTTTATTATTCCCACATTCAGAAAGAGTCCTGTTTCTGGCCCAGATGAAGGGTACGAGGGCGCGACGGTTCTGGAGGCGCAGACCGGAGCCTACTACTCCCCAATCACGGCCCTCGACTTCGCAAGTCTGTACCCGAGTATTATGTGCGCGGAAAACTTGTGCTACTCGACACTCGTGATTGACCCCAAGTACGACAACTTACCTGGGGTTACCTACGAGCAGTTTGGCCCGCACAGATTCGCACAAGCTCCGGCCCCTTCACTCTTGCCAGTCATCTTGATGGACCTCAAAGCGTTTCGCAAGAAGGCCAAAAAATTGATG